ACACGGATGAATACAATCCAAAGGATGATTGATTGTTATGGAGACTGTATCTCTCTCTTCTCTTCAGGCATCAATAGACGACGATAGCTGGCGGAGATTAGAGTCATACCTTGGCAATGTTGAGGCTGGTTATGAAGAACAACTTAAGACCCCATTCTATCAAGGAAATGATGATCATTTTCGTGAGTATGCAATGTGGTATTATGATAACATAGCTAAGTCAGACATTGACGAACTTAATGAGATCGAACTCGATGAAGTTGACAATTTCGGTCCCTTTTCGACCCGCCTACCATGGGAAGAAAGGAAAGAAGGAGTTCTGGAATACTTCCAAAATCCAGAAGGTCAAGATAATGCCATGCTTCAATCGGCATTTAGGTCATTGAGTAGACTCATACCATCGCATTCCCTAACTCCACTCACTTTTAAAGCTTCATTTGGAGCGATGCCTAAAGATGCAAATCTTGGCTTACCCTTCTTCTCCAAGGATAAGATTTACCTTGATGCGTATCTAAAGCGAGCCGAATCTATAGCACATGGAGGATATAAGGAAAGGTTATTCCCGAGTGTGTTAGGATGGCGGGGACAGGCTAACGGTGATCCATCAGCACCTAAACAACGTGTTGTTTGGATGCAGGATCATTGTGAGACGATTATAGGTCTTAGCATTCAAGTTCCACTCCTCGAGAAGTTGAGGAAATTTTCTCAATTCGCTGCTTGGAATCAACTTTCCCGAGTGGATGAAGTGGTGACTGCTATGATTGACAGCACTCGTCTTCCAATAATGAGTTTGGACTTTAGTGGCTTTGATAAGAAGTATGCCCGACTTCTTAACCACCTAACGTTTGAACTAATGAGGTATTGGTTCGTACATAGCGCAAAGCGACAACTTGACTGGTTAGAACAGGAAATTGAAACCGTTCCTCTAGTGGTGCCGAGTGGCATTATTACCGGGAATCACGGTATGCCTAGCGGCTCGGCCTTAACCAACTTGGGTGACAGTCTGGGTCAACTGCTAATGATTCTACCTTTCTTTCTAGCTGTTACTGTACTAGGAGATGATGGGGTAGGCAAGCTGAATCCCTCTTTTCTAGTCGATCCAGAGACGGTAACTAAGACCCTATTCAGTCAGTACGGCGCAGTGGTCTCCGCCGATAAGGGGGGCTTTTCTAGTGATCAGGTTCGCTACCTGCAACGGCTGCATTTGAGGAAGTATCGCGTTCATGGTCTATGC